GATCCGCAAGAGCAGGGCGTAGGATTTGCTCCCACACCTCTGGCTTCATGTCAGCGTATTCGTCCATAACCAAGAACTTCAAGCTAACACCACGCATAGTCTCAGGTCTATCAGCACCCTTCAGCGTCAACAGCGCACCGTTGATAAACTTAATCTGTAGGTTGTTGACATGGCTAGAGGCTATAACACTATGTCCTAGCTCCAGCAACATCTGCCACATAATGTCCCTAGCCTGTCCCTGTGTAGGGGCAACGTAGAACACCTGACCTTTCGTGGCTGACAAGCAGTTAAGTATTAGCGACCACGCAGCTAACCTACTCTTACCTGTACGTCTACCAGCAGCTATCACTTTAAAGCGTGTAGGGTCGTTGTAGACCTCTTGCTGCCATGGTAACAGCTCAACCTTTAAATCAGTCAAGGGATTCCTTAAACGTCTTAGCTGTCATAGCTTTTATTTTTTGTTGAAAAGAAGGTCTATCTTGTAGTATAAGCTCTAAAGAAGATAACGCTTCTGACATTTCTTGTCTAGGGGTATTTAAAATAATATCTTCAATTCTTTCAAGAGATGCTATGTTTTCTACTTGTAGCTTTTCTGTGTTTAATAAATCAAAAAAATCTCTACCCTTTGAATATTCAGATTCTATTTCTTCTATAAGTTGCTCATCAAACAAACCCCGCCGTATTTCTTGTGCAAAGTCTTCTCCTTCTTGAATATATTGTTCTTCTTCTATTTTATTTATTAGATCATTTTCTGTCTTTTGTACCATTCCTTGTGTAAGCGAACCAGAAGTATTATGATAAAGATTATAAAAAGCAGGGTCTCTTAATCTTTCTAATAATTTATTAGATTGAGAAACGCTCAACTCATTTGGGAAAAGAGACAATAAAGTTTTATCGTTAAACTTAGCCATATTAGTACGTCCACATTACAGGAGATTCATTACCGTCAAGGTCGCGGATGTCAACATGCACAAAGCTACTAGCAACTCCAATTCCTGAAAAGCCCATCGAGATAGCCTCTTGAACAATCCTAAACCGTTGTACACCACTGTTGACTTTGATATCTGCTGCAATACCTTGGGCATGAGTTCCTGCTTTCTCCTGTTTTTTCTTTGCTTCAATGGGGTGGTCTTCTGAACGATAACCACTTGTGATAACAAAGGGGAACCCACAACGTGCGCGTAACAAATCTAACTTCAATAACAATCTATCACTGATCTCGTTCTCTCCTGTGTATTGACAGGCGAACTCTTCTCTAGTGAAGTAATCTAGGTCTTCATTGATATTATACATCTGTGTATTCCCCTTCAATGGGTTCTTCATTACCAGAGATCACGGTAGTCTCGCCACCGACACCAGTAATGGAAATATTAATAGCACTTTTGCCGTTGGTTCCCTTGTCTTTCTCAAAGTAACTGACGGGTAGTAGTCTATCCATGCAGAGCTTCCAAGCCGCTGCCTGATTCTTATGTTCATCGTCCAAGGCTGCGTTAAGTATCGCGTCCAACACCTTCCTACTCTTAGGGGATGCCAGCATTCTAGCCTTGTATTCGTTAATTACCGCTGCATCTCCCTTGGGTCGCCCTACTGCGTTACGTTTACCCTTGGTTTTTGACGCTACTGAGTTCTTTTTTGGCCGCCCAACCCGCTTCGCGGACTGACCAACCTCTGAATCCTTACTACTCAAGGTCTACTCCTTTGGTTATCTTAAGTATACTTAAGTATTCTTTAGGATTATACTTTAATTATTATTTAAAGAATATCCTTAAAGGGTTCTTAAGTATACTTAAGGCGCTTGGTTGCCTTTGTCTCTATATTATACTAGATATTATAGCATACTTCTGTTCTAAAGTCAAGCACTATTTACTATATATCCTTAAGTTTCTTTAGACCGCCAGCCTAGCCCAAAGTTCCCCACTCGTGTCATACTTTTTTATTCTAATGATGTCCCTTCTTATAACTTGCGGCTACTTAAGGGCCAGCTTGTGTTTCCTTATGCATATCAAAGGCTTACAAGTATTCACAAGACTTATACATGTATCCTAATTTCACCCTTTTTTGTATACCAGCGGGTACTACACAGGTAGACAAAAGTTATCCACACCCCCCGGGGCCTTTTATCCACAGGTAATCCACAAGTTATCCACAAGTTATCCACAGGCTACCATGTTGGCACGGGTATTGCATAAGATTCCACAAGGTGAAGTGTGAGTATGCATGTGGATACCTATAGCACTGTATGAATACACAGTTTGACACAAGCATGTCTTTATGAGAGGTACACAACGACAGCCACAAGTAGCCACAAATAAATTGCTATAGATGTAGGTAGATAAAAAAGATTGTAGATTGTCGCAAATAGATATATCGATGTCGCAAATAGATAAGCATTAGTCTCTCTAGGCCCCATAATGGGCACCAAGGAAACGGGGGAACGGCTCCCCAGATTGATACCTAGTGCTGGCAGTGACCAAGGTCGCTTATAGGCCAGCAACGAAGGAGACAGTCCTCGCTTCCCTCTCGCAATAGCGGTGATCTTCGGATCAACTCTCTGGCTTCCTAGCCTTGGCAATAGCAGAGATGACAGCCATACTAAGCGAGATCGAGTAACCAAGATTGATTCGGTTATGGCGGGAAGTAGCTTTCGGGCGAAGGTGGCCGCTAAGTAGTACCGGAGATATCAGCGGTTATTCACCGGAACCCCTAGGCAACTGGTGGTTGTGGTGAATAACTGGAGGTAATCGAGATGAAAAAACACAAAATAATCAAGCATTCGTATGACGAGTTGGCCCGTGTTGGTCGCAGATATTACGGAGATAAAAACTTTTGTGCAGTTATCGCGGCAGCGGTGATCAATGACTGGAGTTTTGGCATTGCCAAGGCCAAGTTAGAGAGCAGAGGCTTCCGCAAGAAAGGCGCGGGAGTTTATGCGCGAGATACTCACAGCCTGTTGGTTGAGCATGGCAAAGAAGTAGTGCCTGTGAGGGCTGATCGCTATGGTAAAACGCTGATGACTTTCAGCAGGAACATCCCGACAGAGGGCCGCTATCTCATCCACACCAGAGGCCACATCACCGCGGTTCGTGATGGCGAGATGGCCGACCACCCCAACTGTAAGAGAAGCCGAAAGCCTATCACGGCGCTATATAAAATAGTTGATGCAAGCTAAATAGGAGTTGCTTTATCGTGTCCATTGGCGTACAGTGGGCACTATTAAACCAACTAAACCAAGAGGTAGTACAGATGAAACTTAAGCAATTAGGAAGTAACATGACCGAACTGGACATGGGTGAAGTGCAGGTATTTTTCAGCTACGAGACACCAGTGGCTGCACGAACTGATACAGGTGCGCTGGTGCGTACAGCCACCAAGTACAGTGTGACCACAACCAAGCATATCAACAAGTGGTTGCAGGGTATGCCGGCAGTGGAAGTACCGCAGGCAGTGATTAACGATTTAGTGGAGGTGGCATAATGAGCAAGTCAATACTGATTGAGGTCAAGCAGAGCTATGGTCGGAATGTTATCTATCCGGCCTGCGCTGAAGCTGAGATATTCGCTAGACTGTCGGGCTGCAAGACCCTGACCAAAGAAACACTTGCGCTTGTAGAGCAGTTGGGCTACAGTGTCGATACAATAATGCCAGATTGGAGAGCATAACTATGAGTAATTTAGATAATAAAATTAAAGTTTTAGGTTTTTTAGACGGGTGTAGAGACTCTTGCGCTCCCATTACTTCTGATTTGATTAAGTATTTTTCTATCAGGATTGAATGGCCTGAGAAAAAGAGCATGGATATGTATCCATTGGAGGAAATATTGGAGATATACACGCCCGAAGAAATCAAATCTGGTTTTATGGGCAATATTGATGGTGACGCATGGTTTTCTTTAGTTGGTCGAGGCAAAGAGGTTTACAACTGGAAACATGCATTACGGAATATATTAGATGAAGCTACGGATTCAGAGGAGGTGGTGTGATGAATAGCGCAAAGCGTAGGCAGATGATCAAAGAGCAGGAGCGCGAGTATCGCAGGGAATTCTTGACAGATGTATTCGGATGGTGTACCATCGCATCTTTAAGTTACTTAATGTGGGTTGGATTCTTTTGGATACTGTCCAACCCAATGTCCACTTGGTTTTAATAGGAGTTATAACATGTTACAAAGAATCTGGAATGGTAGTTGTGAGGACTGGTTGCATGGTGACGAGTATCTCGATGATGCAGATGATTATGCACCCATGGAGCAATGGGAGATTGACGAGGCAGTTGCTGATATAAAAGGCGATGATGAATGGCTAGAGGAGCAGGAGCTATGATGATATATGGTAGAATGTTGAGCATAGAGTTGATTAATGGGTGCGGCTTGTTCCTTGAGTTCGCAGACAGCAGGGCGGTGTGGTGTGCTAACAAGGAGACTGGCGAAACCTACGCCATGCCCTTTGAAGGTGTGCTACTACACTTGCCCTTCATTCTGATCAGCTTTGGTCGTGTATATGAGGAGGTAGAGCAGTGATTTTTTTAGTTGGTGTGGCTGTTAGTTTTATTGTCTTTGTGGCATGGCTCGTGTATGTTGGGATAACAGTAGAAGATTCTGCTTTAACTGATAAAACAAGCGAGGTAAAAAGTGAGCAAGATTAAAGAACACATGATAGGCTACGAGCCTAGCGATTGGATTGAACCCAAAGCACATGTCATGGTTGACGAGTTGATTGAGTATCAGGTATACTGCATGTCGTTATCTGAGTTGACATCCAGAGTAGCACAGCAGATGCGTGACGAATACTACAACAACCCCTATGGCGACATGGTAAGCAAACACAACGAGGTATTTCCCAATGAGTAGATGTAAAGCGTGTGACGTTATACTGAACGAGTACGAACTAAAAAGGATTGACCACCAAACAGGCCAGCACCTTGACCTGTGTAATGAATGCGCTGCACACTCTAATGATGCGGTATTGGAGGAGGTCAACAAAGTATTTGATAATTTAAGCAACGTGGAGCTTGACAGGCTGGTCAATGCTTGATATAATATTCAGGTATTAAAGGGAAATGTTTAGTATTAATCTTTAAAGTTTTAACCAAAGGATACTTAAGTTGTAACAAGTTATAACTTAGTGTCAAACCACAACCTAGAAGGATAGTAATTATGGCAGTAGTAGAAGGTACAATAGCGTTTGAAAACCTAGACACCCACGAGATGTATCAGGGTCAATCCACTGGCAAGTATTCAGTTGTCATTAGCTTAGACGATACCACAGCAGAGCAGTTGGCTGGTATGGGTGTCAAGCTACGCGAGTACGAGGGTACTAAGCAACGTAAGTTTAGTACAAAATATGATGTACCTGTGATGGATGCAGATGGTCAGCCCTTTGCTGGTCGCATTGGTCGCGGCTCTAAGGTACGTCTACTGTGGGCAGAGGGTCAGCCCCATCCTGTACACGGAACGTCCACCTACCTTAACAAGATCAAGGTACTGGAAGTTGCAGAGCAGGAAGGCGGTGAGGACTTCTAATGACAGTTGAGTCAACCTTTGTCCGACATGAGCCATGCCCTGCGTGTGGCTCTAAGGATAACTTGGCTCGTTACTCTGATGGGCATGCCGTCTGCTTCACGGGCGGCTGTTCACACTACGAGCGAGGTGATGGTCAGGTTATCAGCATCCAACAGAAACCAGCGAGGTCATTAGAAATGACAGGAGTAATAGCTGCAATCCCCGACAGGCGTATCAACCAAGCCACAGCACAACGCTATGGTGTCACAGTTGAGTACGGCACAGACGGACAAATTGTAAAGCATCATTACCCGTACCACGACAAGGACACAGGTGCGGTGACAGGAACCAAGGTACGGATAGTAGAAAACAAATCGTTCTATGCAACAGGAGGCTTTGAGAATGCAGCGTTGTTCGGCCAACAGGCGTTCAAGGGTGGCGGTAAATACATTACGATCACAGAGGGCGAGGCTGATGCACTGGCAGTCAACGAGATGTTTGACGGCAAGTGGCCTGTTGTCTCCATCAGATCAGGTGCAGCAGGTGCAACCAAAGACATCAAAGCAAACCTCGAATGGCTAGAGTCCTTTGAGAATGTAGTGATCTGCTTCGACAGCGACAAGGCAGGGCAGGAGGCGGCACGTTCAGTGCTTGACCTGTTCACACCTAACAAGGCTAAGAATGTTGAGCTATCCATGAAGGATGCAGGTGACATGCTCAAGGCTCGTAAGGTGCAGGACTTTGTTAAGGAGTGGTGGAACGCTAAGGCATATCGTCCAGATGGTATCGTTGCAGGTAATGAAACGTGGGACATGATCATCAAGCAGTCCAACGTCAAGTCCATTGACTACCCATGGTCTTGCCTTAACGAGTACACCCACGGCTTCCGTAGGCAGGAGCTTGTGACTATCACATCAGGCTCAGGCATGGGCAAGTCACAGATTGTCAGGGAGCTAGAGCATTACCTACTGGGTGCGACAGACGATAACATAGGTATCCTTGCACTGGAGGAGGACATCCCCAAGACAGCGTTAGGCATCATGTCTATCGAGGCTAACAAGCAACTGCACTTGGACAAGACAGTAACTCAGGACGAGAAGAAGGGATACTGGGACAGGACGATGGGGTCAGGCCGTATCTTTATGTTCGATCACTGGGGCAGCACCAATGAGGATAACCTGCTAGGACGCATACGCTACATGGCTAAAGGACTGGACTGCAAGTGGATTATCCTTGACCACCTCAGTATTGTTGTCAGCGATCAGGACAATGGTGACGAGCGTAAGGCTATCGACAGTATTATGACCAATCTCCGCAAGCTGGTTCAGGAGACAGGCGTGGGGTTGTTCCTTGTGTCACACCTACGCAGACCAAGTGGAGCCAAGGCGCATGAGGATGGCGGCAAGATCAGTCTGGGAGAACTCAGAGGATCAGCGGCAATCGCGCAACTTAGCGACATAGTTCTGGGGTTAGAGCGAGATCAGCAACACGCTGACCCTGAGATACGGAACACCACCTGTGTGCGTGTGTTGAAGAATAGATTTGTTGGACTGACTGGCCCCGCATGTTACCTGTACTACGATAAGGAGTCTGGTCGCATGATCGAGACTAACTGTCCAGTACCGGATGATAAAGCGGAGTTTTAATGAAACAGTTTGTATTCGACATTGAAGCCAATGGTCTTAACCCTGACAAGGTATGGTGTATCTGTATGCGTGAGCTAGGTACAAATAATAAGTACACCATAAACCAAAGCGGTGTTGAGATAGGACGTTTCAATCAGTTTTTAGAGGAGCAGGGTGAGTGTGAGTTGATAGGTCACAACATCATTGACTATGACATACCTGTTTTGGAAAGACTGTTAGGTGCAGACTTTAGTAAGTGTAAAATTACTGATACGTTAGTCATGTCAAGACTAGCAAACCCACAGCGTGAAGGCGGTCACTCGCTGGAGAACTGGGGCAATATACTAGGACAACCAAAAGGAGAACACAGTGATTGGGATAACTTTTCGCAGGATATGGTGGACTACTGTTCACAAGATGTTGCAGTTAATGTCTTGGCTTACAAGA